GGGTGGAAAAAACTGATAGTTACGAAACAAAAACATTTGAAGAATTCGATAAAGAACAAAATTAAAAAAACAATATATGAGCACACAATTTGAATTAGTAGGTGATTCTACATTAGAAACAAAAAAAGAAGCATTATTCCTAATAGATTTCAGTAAGTTAAAAGATGTAAACGATTTAATGCTAATACTTTCGAGTTTAGGCCTAACAATGAGTAGTAAACATCCATTCTTTGAGAATGTAAAACAATTTTTAGTATTAGACCAACCAATAGACCCAAAGACGGGCAACTTAATTAAAAAATAATTTTATGTATACGGAGCAAGAATATAAAGAATTAAAAGATTTTGTTTCAGGTTTGAAAGATTGGTTACCTGAAGATAAAATGAGTTATGTTTGGGATAATTACTTAAAGATTAACGGACATCAAGAACCAAAACCTTGCGGATGTAAAACAGCAGCTGGATTATGGGCTAAGGCAGTTAATAGAATTAAGGAATATATTAACGAACAAGAAAATTTAAAAGTAGATGGAAGTATCGGGTAGTTTAACGCAACAATGTAATAAGCGATTAGAAACACTCTATACAAAACATCATAGTTGGTTAGGAGCGGTAGCTTATAACATTTGTAAAAACCAAACTATATCCGAAGATTTAGTTGGCCAGTTATACCTTTACTTAGGAGAAAAATGTAATCCAAACATTTGGTATTTAGATTCCTATAATTTACAATATTGTAGGTCCTTTATTCAATCACGCTTTATCAATGATATCAAAAGAGATAAAAGAAAGAAACCATTAGCGGACAATTACGATACAATAGATGAAGAATACGATATAGAAAGTGATATCAGAATAGATGAAGCATATGGAGAAGTAAAAGATGAATTAGAACGAATGAAAAAGAAAAAAGGATTTGCTTCAGCTATGATATATGAACACTATTGGTTTTCGACAAACACATTAGATGAAGTCAGTAAGAATATAGGAATCAGTAAGAGTACAACATTTTTAGCAGTTAAGAAAACAAAAGCACATTTAAAAAAAGTAATCAATAACCCATTCAAACAAAACGATGACTAACGAAGAAAAATTAAACGAACAAATAAAAGAAATAGCAGAACTATTCAAAGCACAATTTAGTAAAGAAGAATTAGAAGAGATGGAAAAGAAGTTCAATGCTAAAATAAAAGAATTGAATGAAACAAAAAAAGAAGATTAATCCTTTATGGATAATGGTAGGGATTTATTTAGTTCTAATATTAGGATTGATTATTTTAGCAGTATAGATTGTTATATATTCATATATACATTAAAATAATATAAAAATAATATGGGATTTGAGAAAGGGCACAAATTAGCAAAGGGTAGACCAAAAGGTGCAGTGAATAGAAGTACTGAACAAATGAAGTTGAGTATAGCAAGAGCAACGAATAGAGTATTAGATGATATGCCTATAATATTAGATAAATTAATTAAAGAGGACCCGAAAGCAGCTGTTGATTTAGCTATTAAGTTAATGGAGTTTCATATTCCAAAAATGAGTAGAGTTGAAATGAAAGCAGAGATTGAACAAAAGATACATCAGATATCTGTTAATATAAATAAATCAGGTAGTGGAAGTTAACATAGATACGACAGTGACGTTCGAACACTTATTGGAGAGTAAAACTAGAATTAGTCAGCATATAGGTGGAACTAGAAGTGGTAAAACTTATGCGATTCTCCAATGGCTTATTGTTAAGGCATTAGAAAACCAAATCACTGTCACTATTGTTAGAAGAACTATACCATCACTAAAAAGGACAGTAATAAAAGATTTCATTGATATACTTAAAAACATTGGTATATGGAGTGAAGATAATTTTAATATTAGTGATAGAACATATAAGTTACAAGATAGCACCATTCAATTTATAAATTCAGATGATCCTGAAAAGTTAAGAGGATTAAAATCTGATATTCTTTTTATAGATGAAGCGAGTGAAATAGATGAAGAAAGTTATTTTCAGTTAAGTATAAGAACGACAGGTAGAATTATATTAGCCTATAACCCTACTGTCTCACCTTATCATTGGTTACGTCAGATGCAAGATTGTGAACGATATACAACCACTTATGCTGATAATCCCTATTTGCCCAAAGAGCTTGTTAAAGCGATTGAGGCGCTTAAAGATAAGAATGAAAAACAATGGAAAATATATGGTAAAGGTGAATTTGCTCCAAATGATAAAGCAATTTTTCAATTTGAGTTATGTGATAGTATCAACGCTGATTTTGTGGGTTTTGGGATTGACTTTGGGTTTAGTTCTGACCCCACTGCTCTTTGTGCTGTTTATAAAAATTCTGATACAATATTTTTGGAAGAACTCATCTATGAAAAAGGAATGGTAACAAATGATATCGTTCAGAAATTAAAATCATTAGATATACAAAAGACAGAAGAAATATGGGGTGATTCAGCAGAACCTCGTTTGATTGAAGAATTATATAGAAGTGGATTCAATATAAAGCCAGTAGTAAAAGGTAAAGATAGTATTAAGTTTGGTATTGGTGTAATGCAAAACTATAACATACAAATACTTAAAACATCACAAAACTTAATCAATGAAATGTATGCCTATCAATACGCAAGTGATAAGCATGGTTATACTACTGATACACCCGAAGGTGGATTAGACCACTTAATAGATGCGGCAAGATATTGTTGTATGATGAAGTTAAGTCAAAAGGCACAACAAAAAGGAAAATACACATTATCAATCGGAAATTACAGATACTAAAACAAATATATGGAAGTAAAAGGAAGAAAATGGACAAAGGCTGAATTAGAGCAAGTAATTGAATTAGTTGGTGAATTAGTAAATGCTAATGAAACACTTAACTCACAGATGATAGCAATGAATGCCAAATTAGAAAACGAAGAAAAGAAAGTTAAAAGATTACAACAACATTTAGCACAATTAAGTTTAATGTTTACAAATAACACATACGAAGCATGATAAAAGAAGTACAAATTAAGATACCACAATCTTATGCAGATATCAAATTAAAAGATTATCTAGCATTACAAAAAGAATTAGCAAACTATGAAGGTGATGAAGAAGCGCAAGGAGCTGTATTAATATCGTATCTTTGTGGATTAGATGCAAAACATTTAGCTGGGATGAGTAAGGCAGATTACGATATGATTACTATTGAGTTGATGGCATTTATGAACAACACACAATTACCATTTCAAAGATTTGTAACTATTGATGGTGTTGAATATGGATTCGAACCAAATCTATCGAGTATGGCATATGGTGCTTATTTAGATATTACTCGCTACGATATTTTACAAATAGATAATAATTGGGGAAAGATAATGTCTATTCTTTACAGACCTATTATTAAAAGACAAGGTGAGAACTATACTACTGAAAGTTATTCAGGTAAGATAGATGATACCAAATGGTTAGAAGTAGGTATGGATGTGCATTTCGGTGCTCTGTTTTTTTTTGTGAATTTGTTAATGGACTTGGCGGGCGCTATCCCGAGTTATTTGAATCTGACGGAGTTACCTCCCAATATCAGGCAAATTTTGGAAAAAAATGGAGAGGTTACGCGTCGCTTATTGAACTTGCAAACTCCGATATAATGAAAGTAAATGCAGTAACAAACCAACCATTAGAGGAATGTTTGTTATTTTTAGCGTTTAAAGCAGATAAAATCTTTTTAGAAAATATGCTTCATAAGGAATCTTTGAAGAAATTGGGATAATAATATTAGTTAAGTTGTTTGTTAAATAGAAAACAAACCATATGAGTATTTGGAGTAACTCGCGTAATGGAAATTTGAGATATAGTGTTAACCGTCAGAATAATTCGGGTATCTATATTGGCGCGACTAGAGGATTAAGTTCACCTAAAAATAATAGAAGAGGATGTTTGTGTTTACACGCAGATATCTATCACGTTGATTGCTGTAATGGAGCATTGATGGAGCAAGGTATTGGTGTAATCGAAGCACCTGCTACATTTAATCAGCAAGGTGGATTCTCAACAGGTTACTCGGATGGTTTTGATAACGTAAATACACAATAATATATTACTATGTCTCAATTAAGTAAAGCACAATTAGCTACTGAAAATAGCACATCGTTTCCTAATAATACAACTGGCTACATTACGCCGGCATTATTAAGAGACTTTAATACGAATATGATTGATTCCAATGTGAATCAAACTGTCTATACAACAGATTCTGCATCGTTTGATAGTAGAATAGATTCATTGGAGAGTTTTAGTTCTTCAATCGCAATTGATTATATAAATCAAACTGAATTAAATGCAGCTACTGCATCATTAAGTGCGAGTTTAACTACAACAATCAATACAAAAGTAAGTAACACTACTTTTAATTCATTTAGTGCTTCTGTAACACAATCAATTACTGATTTACAAAATGGTAAAGCAAATTTAAATGGTGGTAATTCATTCACTGGCTCACAAGCAATATATGGTGACATTACTGCGAGTGGAGATATAGTTGCTCAAAGTGATATCACTGCAAGTGGTAACATTAAAGCAACAGGCATTAGTGGTAGTGGTTTATCAATAGTAGGAAACACAATATTAGGTGGAAACGCATTTGATAGTTCATCTATAAATGGATTTGTGTTTGTAACTAATCCACAAAAGTTTAGATTCGGTACAACAATATTCACAGATTATACAGCTTCGGTAGATGCTGAAATAAATGGTTTAACAACAACATCTTCATTCAATACATTTACTCAATCTTATTTAATTGATTCAGCGAGTGTAGATAGTAGATTAGATTCATTAGAAGCATTCAGTTCATCATTAGATGCAACATTTGCAACTGATGCACAATTAGCAGCTGTTAGTTCAGCTTTAAATTTAGCTAAATTAGAAACTTCATCATTCAATACATTCTCTACATCAGTAGATAGTAGATTAGATAGTTTAGAATCATTTAGTTCTTCATTAGA